AAAGAAAATTGAAAAACGCCCTCGTCGTCATTCATAAATTTGCGAAATAGGTCGCTGGCAAATTCTTCTTTTACTACCTCTAAATAAGTTTTTTTTGGGGTTTTGTTTTGATATTTGAACATAATATAAAAAAATAAACGGCGTGAGTAGGTGCTGTTCAAATATCGATGTTTACGAAATTTGCTATATATTACTATATAGCGACACCCTCACGCCGTGAGTTATTTATATTTTAATTTACTTCATTAACAGAAATAAAAACACCATCAATATTTGAACGGTGCAAAGGTACGACATTTTTTTTAATATGCAAGAGAAAAAAGGAAAAATTTAAGATTTGAGATAATCTCTAAAATCTCTATTAAGTTCGTAGGTAAGGAAATAGTAATAAAATAGAGCTTTTACAGATTTATTCATTTTTCTTTTCCCTGAAAGAAACAAGCTCAGAGACGAGTTATCTAAGGTGGTTTGCTTTACCAAATCACCTATTTTTATACCGAATTCTTGCATTTTTTGGTTTATCCAATCTTCATTTATGCTATTAACATCTAATGAAAAAACAACAGGTTTTATTTTTATTTTTGGGTCTGGGAATATTTCTCTTGCTCTTTGGTAAAGTTGTTTTTGATTGAGAATATAGCCGTTTATCAATCTTTTTTGCCGGATAATTACTACATCTTCTTGTTGTTGTATTTCAATTCCTGCCTTTTGGTAATGGCTAATGGTTTGTTTTATATCTTTCATTGTTTTATTATTTTAAAAGAACAAAGGGGCGGGGCTTCCCCTTTGTTATAAGTTAATTTCTTTTAAATTCGTTAGGTCAAAAATAGCTAATTGTTCTTGTTCTTTAGCAAACTCCAAGGCTTGTTCTAAGTTTTTAAAAATTCTTACACTATCAAAATAAAATTTATTATTTTCAATATTGAGCCACCCTCCAAGTATTTTATTATGTGTCATTGCGTGGTGGATAACTTTTTCTAAACTTTCTTTATCGTGTGAGTTTTGCGTTTCTTTGTATGCTACACAAATTCCAAATTTTACACTTTCAAAAGTTTCCAAATCAAGGGTAAATCCTTGCGGGTTGTTTAGTGAGTATTCCCAAACTCTGTCAATTAAATTCTTCATTTTTTTAACTTTTATTTGTTTATCAATATGTAAAAGAACCCCTTTGTTTTACATTGCAAAGATACAAAATATTTTGCTATTCGCAAAATATTTTTCCTCCTTTTTTTGATAAAAAAACGTTAAATTTTTGCATAAAAAATAACCCTTCATTTAGAGGGTTATTTTAAGAGAAAACATTATATATAAAACTTACACGTTTTTTTTTGAGAGGTTTTCAATTCGTTGCTTGCCCGCTTGAAAATATTCTTGGTCTATTTCGGTTGCAATGCCTTTCATTCCCATATTATGCACGGCTTCCATACAGCTCATAGAGCCAGCAAAGAAGTCGGCTACTACTATTTCATTGCGGGGTTTGTCTTTTGGGATAACCAGAGCTAAAAGGCGTTCCAAAAGCCGTACAGGCTTCTGTGTCGGGTGAATGGTGTTGTAGTGGTCGCGCGCTTGTTTGATAATTGTTTTTTCGTTGAGACCAAAACCTATTCCTTGAATGACATTAACACAGCGGTCGGCGTCTTTTGTTTTATCAGCTGTTATCTTATGTTTCCTTTCAAAAGTTTTATCTTCATAGTTTCTGATGATACTTTTTTCATTTAATCCATATTGTATCCCCTGAATTACCGACACACATCTATCTGCTTTTGTTATCCCATTATGTGTAAGAGAGCATTCTTTCCATTCTTCTACATCATTTCTAATAATACTTTTATCATTAATTCCGTTTTGAATACCTGCCATTACAGAAGCGCATCTATCTTGTGTTTTAATAACAGAGGAAATAGAAGTACTTATTACATTGTCTTTATCTGTAGGAACTTTATTGTTTTCCAAAAACTCTAATACAGCATTAAGTGATTTTGTATTTTTAAGAGCCGATTTCATTCTCTTTATATCGGTTACAATACTATCTATATCGTGCCCTTTCATTTCTAAATAAGGTACTTTTACCTTATTGATGTTCCCCTCTTTTTTTGTAAGTATGGACACTGTTTCGTGTATGCGAGATATAGGCATTAACGGACTTGAAACATAACTTTTATTCCAAATAACTTCCTCTTTAAAAACAAAGCCCAAGCCGTCTAATACGGTATTCCAACGGTAAAAGGAAGTGCCACGCCCAAACATCACAATAAAGCCTTTTTTAGTAAGGAGGCGTTTGCATTCGGTAAAAAAACTTTGCTCGTCAAAAGGGCGTTCCAGTTTTTGGTTTTTAAGGTACAAGTACGGAGGGTCTATACAAATTACATCAATACTCTCATTTGGGAGGGTTGCCATTACCTCCAAGTTATTGGCGTTGTATAATTGTAGGTTGTTCATCATTAGTATATCACTTCTTTTCCGTTAAAAGCCACAATAAAGAGTATAATTATTTTCTTTATGGTGCCGTCTTTTAGTTTTATGTTACGTGTTTTATTTTCCCAGTGGTTTGGGTTCTTCTCAAATTCTTTTTTTTGTTTTGGTTGTTGCATCAGGGTGGCGTCATAGTATATATTTAGCTTTCCGCCAAAGCCGTTTTGTTTATTGTATGTACGTACTGCAATAGAAAAAGGTACAGGCTTTTTGTTTGCGTCTAACTTTCTCATTTCAGCCAAAACATCTTTCAAAAATACTTTTTGTTCCATAGTACAAAGTTCTTAATACTCTTTCAATGTATAAAGGACAGCGTTTTTTTAGCTAAAAAACAAGGTATTTTCTCATAATATTTTTGTTAATCATTTTATTATCAATTTATTGCAGGTCAAAACCTTAAACATTTTCCCACAGCACAACAAAAAATCCCATTGGTGCCTTATCTCTTTTTACAATTTGAATTTTAAAAATAGAAGTGATATATGAAAAACAAGGTTTGTTGCATTCAATCCTAATAAAAATAGTTTTTATTATAAAGGTTTTCTTATCGTCCTTTGTGAGTCTTTTTTTCGGGTTTATCTTTGTTTTATAATTTAAAAATAATGACAACAAAACCTATAAAAGAAATTTATTTAAACCCAATGCAAATGGTTGCCGTAGAAGCAAACCGCGTGGGGAAAGTAAAAAATATATGCATAGAAGCAGGACGAGGAACAGGCAAAAGTACTATATTAGGTTGGTTCGTAAAAGAAGCTGTTAGACAAATGCCTAGAGCTACAGGCGTGCTAGTTGGGGCAACTTTTGTACAAATAAAAAGCCGTACGTTTCCATCAACCAAAGAAGGTTTAGAGATGTTTGGTTTATATGAAGAGGTTGATTATGTTGTGGGGAGAAACGGAAAATCAATGGGATATGAAATGCCTTTCCAAGCTCCAAACTCGTGGAGTAATGTTGTCCATTTTTCAAATGGTTTTATATTGGTTTTAGTTTCTTTGGACGACCCAAATTCAGGGCGGGGACTTAATTCTTACATCGTAATAGGAGACGAAGCCACACTATTGGAACACGATAGATTATTTAACAACGTACTAACTACAAACAGAGCCAAAAAAATAGAGTTTGACCGAGCTTCTTTATTGAACGCTACGATATTTACTTCATCTGTTGCATTAACTCAAACCGGTGAATGGTTTACTGAACGAGAAAAATTAGCCCTACAAAAGCCCCAAGAGTATTGTTTTATCAAAGCAAATGCAAAAGTAAATAGAGAAAACCTCAAACCTAATTGGATAGAAGAAATGTATGAACAACGAGTTTCTGATTTGTTATTTAATGCTGAAATTTTAAATATCCGCCCACCAAAGGTAGCAGAAGGTTTTTATCCTCAATTGTCAGCCGATAAACATTATTATAAATACAAATACAATACTTCAATGTTAAGTGACTTTGCACAAAGTTACACCCCTAGTTGTTCGTATGATACAGATTTAATAAAAGGAATTCCATTAGAAATATCGTTAGACTTTGGAGGTAGAATAAATTGTGCCATTGTTGCTCAAACAAGCAAGGTAATGAATACCTTGAATATCATCAAAGATTTTTTTGTAAAAAACCCGCAAAAACTCTCAGACCTTGTTAAAAAAATCATTGAATACTACGAACCACATAAAGCCTCTTGTAACAAAATATATCTTTATCACGACCGCTCTGGGTTTAAAAGCGAAGCTAACAGCAAAACCACTCTTGCGCAAGATGTAGAAAATATGCTTCGATTAGCAGGCTGGCAAGTATATAACAAAACACCCAACACAAATAACCCAAGCCATATACTCAAATTTCGTTTATTAAACGATATTTTGGAAGAAAATAACAAAATTTTGCCGTTTGTTCGTATCAATGAAGATAATTGCCCAAACCTGATTGTTTCTATGGAAAATGCAGGACTAAAACAAAAAAAAGACTCTTTTGAAAAAGACAAAAGCTCTGAGCGGTCAAAAAAAATAGCACAAGAACACGCTACACACCTTTCAGATTGTTTTGATTATCTTTTATGGTGGAAGTATGCCTATTTATTGGATAACAGCTACAGAGATTCATTTATTATAAGCTCTATTTGACATATTTTCTGATAATAGATAAAGAAAAAAGCCCTCGTAATGAGGGCTTTTTCAGGTATTTTAAATACCTTTCTGAATTTCTGTATATTTGAAGTAATAGTAAAATAATCCTTTTGTACGGATACCCATTTCACGATGTCCGTTTATCATTGCAGATATTTCCGCTTTTGCAATACCAAAGTCCGCAACTAATTTTTTGCTTCCTATTTTGTATTTATTCATTTGTTCTTTTATCCATTCAGGAGTAACTATTTCCGCAGGAGCTTCAATATAAGGAAAAGTAACTTTTTGTATTTTCCAATCCTCAAAATAAGTTCTAAAAGTTTCTTCTACAATCTCCATTAATCGTTTATCATCAGCATAATTTTCATACGGGCTTTTTTCCTGATGTATTTGTATCCTGATAGTTTTTTCTTCTACATCTAAAAACTGAATTTTAAAAAAAATACGAGCATATCGCCTTTGCATCATTGCTGAATATTCAAGGCTATCTATTTGCTCATTAGATAACAAGCTTTTTAATTTATGTAGGTTTTTTATAATATTTTCCATAATTATTTTTTAAAAAGGGGATTTCTCCCCTTTTGTTAAAGTCTGATTTCTGATTGTGTATCAATATGATATATTGCTATTTGTTTGTTTGCCTTTCCAAGTTGTAAAGCGGTTTCTAAATCTTGAACAATCATTACACAGTCATAATAAAATTGTTTTTGTTTCTCATCAAACCAACCTCCTACACAAAAAGTACTTTTTTCTGCTACTTCAATCACTTTTTTTAATCCATCATCTCCGAAATGGTTTTGCGTCAATTGCATCGCTACGATATAGCCACTTTTAGGAGTTGAAAAATCAAGTAAAGAAATTGTAAATCCGTAAGGGTTAATTTCTGCAATCTGTTTGATTTTGTTAAATGCATTCATTTCTTTTTTCGCTTGTTTGTTTAACCTGTTAGCTCTTCAGGCTTTAATTATTTTTACACTGCAAAGATACTACAAACTTTTTAATTATACAAACTTTTTGTAATGTTTTTTATATAAAATAAATGTTAAAGTTTTGAAAGCTATTTTATTAAGTCATCTAATTTTTTTACTTTCATTTTTAGTTGTTTGAGTTCTTCTGTTTTCCTGATTATTTTTTCTTTCAAGGTAAAAGAAGCTTTTTCTTTATTAGTCTCCATTATTACTATCCATTTTTGTAAAGATTTTTCACGAGACACAATATTACTTCGTAAAGTATTACGTTTTTGTACAAGTTCCACAGGGCTAAGATTTGAAAAATCTTCTTCTTCTTCAGTTAAAATTCGTTTATGTTTTTTCCAATGTTCTAAAATAATATCGTCAGTATCCATTTGCTCAAAAAGTTTCCATATTTTGAACTGTAAAACACGTGCTTTTTCTTCTTGTGTGGGCTGGAGTTGGTTAAGTTGGATTTTTAAAGAACAAGCTTTCAACCACGCATCTTTCTTTCTAAAAAAAACAGAATGCAACGCAGGCGGATAAGAAGCTATAAGCTCAGAAAAAGAGCTTTTTTCTTGTTGTTTTTCGTTATTAGAAGTTGTGTTTTGAAGCGGTTTTTCAGGGATAGGAATAACCCTTGTGCTTTGCAGACGTTTAATTTCTTGTCTAACTTTAGCTTCGTTTTCCAAAGAATAAAAAGAATAAACGCCTTGAATTTTTCCTCCAAGGCGCTCTAATTCTATTAATAATAGTTGATATTTTTCTTTATAATTTTGCATCATCAATGGCTGTATTTTCCTTTTTCAATTGTAATGCTTTTTCTAAAATTGGCACATCTTCCGGATAATTTTCTTTTTTAAAAAGAATTAATTTCTGTAACAATTCTTCAGAGAATTTTTTAAAAATTTCTGTAGCATCTTCTTTTAATGATAGATTCGGGAATTTTCTACAATACAAAGAAACAGCATTATATGGCACAGTACTAAAATCAATCATTTGTAGTCCTGCTTGAGCTTCTTTATCTCCTGTGTAATAAACTTTTACACCAGGAGTTAAAATATTAAAAAAATCAGACAAAGGGCGCTCAGAGACGACCGTATTTGAAATGTTCTCCGCCTCTGAGATTTGCCCTTGTGTGTTTTTAGCCTTCTGTAATGGTTCCAGCATACTTATACAATTTAGTATTAGCAGTAATTTTTAATATTACTCCTGCATCGTCTTCAGCTTTTTTACCTGTGGTTGCTTCTGCAGAATCCATAAAAGCAGGATTAATTTTTGTACCTACTACCCACAAAGTACCTACAGCATCAGGAACTATAAATATCATAGGAACGTTTTTATAACGCCCTATAAAATCTAATACTTTATCTGAGAAACGAGGTATTTTACTTTCAAAATCTATTTTAGCTTTTTTGTTTCCTGCATTTCCTACAAGGCTCATTTTCAGTTCATTTTCATTGATTTGTAAATCAATTCCTTTCCAGGTTGAACCTTGTTTTAATGCTAAATTTGCTTCTTCAATGGTATTTGCTTTTCCTAACTCTCCAGTATTAGGAGGTAGTATACATTTTTCTAAGAACGCAGCAGGAGCATAAAATACCCTAGTGGTTACACCTCCATTAACTTCATCATTTGGACAACTATCCAATGACTCAAAAGGGGCTGTATCAAAACAATTTTTTGCCATTTTTTTATTTTTTAAAATTAAATTCTTTCAATCAGATGGCTATTTTCTCCAATAAGATGTACTAAAACATCTTCATTTTTGATAATTTCTTCTTGTGTAAGGTTTTCACCTCCAAAAAGAATAATTTCAGGTGCATCATCTGCAAATTTGTAACGTTTTTCACGGAAAACAAATCCTATTTCTTCTTTTGAATCTGTAGAAGCTGTTTTTTCAACTTCTACAGGTGTATTTTCTACTTCTTCCATTATGATAAAATAAGGTTTGGATAAAATAATTTATTTTGCTCAGGATTATTCAACCCTCTTTTTTTGCTTCCATCTGTTGTTTCTACAAATAGATATTGATTTACAGCAAAATCATACCCTAAATGCCATTCAGAGAATATTTTTACGATATAATCTTGTACTTGCACATCATTGATACGAGCGGGGTTATCCACTCTATCATAAAGACGGAAAAGGTTACCATCAACCCAAGCTATAATTCTACCTTTTTTCAAGCCAGGAACACCAATAATATTTCTACCATATTTTGTTTTTCCTCTTTGTGGGTCATTGAAATCAATGTATTGATTTGCAGGCGTTTCTCTCGCTTCTACATAATCATTAAATTCTTCCAATGAAATAAAAATAGTGGAAATTT